CTGCAAAACAGCTTGATGACCTACTCGGTATTACAGAAGTTGTTAGCTCTGACTTCGCGGTTCGCAAATCCCTCGCAGAAGGTAGCGTAACCACATTCATGGGCTTCCGCTTCATCCATACTGAGCGTCTTCCACTATCTACTGGTGGTGACGGAGACGAGCGTCGTTGTATCATCTCCACATCGAAGGCTCTTAAGCTCTCGATCGGCACAGCCCTCAAGGGCGATGTGTGGCGTGTTCCCGCCAAGAAGAACATCCCTTACGTATACTTCAAGCTTTGCGCTGAAGCATCTCGTATGTGGGGTGAAGTTTCTGGCGAAATCCGCTGTAACGAAAGCTAATTACATTCGTAGTCTCCCCCGTATATTCGGGGGAGACTACTTTTCTTTATGTCTACTGAAGCAACGAAGCTTGATATACTGAATGCTGCCCTAAGAATGGTGGGCAGTTACCACTTGGAGTCTACGGATACTACAAGTTCTGCGTACGAAATTGCTAATAGCGCGTATGCACAAGCCATCACCGAACTGTTTGGTGATAACATATTTAATTACAATACAAAACGAACTACACTAACAGGTGTAGTATCATCAGAGTACGAGGATCAAAATTACGAATTTACTTTTCCCTCAGACTTTAATATTTTCATAACTGCTGAGACTTCAGACGATTACTTGGCAACCAGTTACCGTTTTGCTAACGGCAAGCTATACTGCTCTGAGGAAACCCTGAAGCTAACATACACATACATACCTAATCTCGAAACATCTGCTTCAGGGCTTCCTGCTTTTCTTACTCGTCTGTTAACTTTGCACATGGCACAAAACATGGCGATTGAGCTTTCGGGTTCTGAGAATCGCCATGAGATACTGCACAAGCAGTACACACTAGCCCTGCGCCGTGCAAGAACTCTTGAGGGTCGACAAGGACCTGCTCAACAATATATTGACGACAATAATTCATGTTTTGTAAGCGCACATCAGAACTATGGCAAGGTATAGCAATGTTCAAACAGACTTCTCAGGTGGGTTAATAAGCGATTACGTCGTAGGTCGTACCGACATTAAACGAGTAGCTAACTCTGGACGTAAGTTTAAGAACTTTTTCCCCTCTCTGCAGGGTCCTGCTATTTACAGAACTGGGTTTAAGCACTACAACACACTGGCTCCCGACATTGAAGATGTTTTAAGTGTTGATGTCATACTAGCAACCGATGTTCCGTACAGGGCGGTGTTTAGCCCTACTCAGGTTGAAATCTTTGATTCGGCTGGAGTGTCTAAGGACGTAGTTACTACAGAATACTCTGCTAGTGATATAAAAGATCTTCGATTTAGCTCAGAGACGGGTGAACTTTACATAGCACATGGTCGCCATAAGCCTAAAAAACTGACAGCAGACATCACCTTTGTTTCACAAGGTCTTGTATCTAGTGATGGTTTTAACCTGTTTTCCACAGCTGGCTACGGTATTGACACAACGTTCGATGCTTCTGAGGGGTATACTGCTGGTTTTGTTGCAAGCAGTCCGTTTTTTGAGGGACAAGCAACCACTGGAAGTTGGGAAGTAGACCCCACTACAGGTAAGATTTCTACATCTTCTGAGTATAAGTTAATACGCACATCATCTGTTGTTGCTGCAACATCAGGTCAAACTGTTCTGTCAAAAGCGCAGTTTGACTTTGGCACGCAGACACTGTCAACAAATAACTCATCAAGGATGTTTACATTTTCGCTAATGGATATTGGTACTTTTCCAATACCCAACTCTGGTGAGACTGGACATTTTAGTAAATACCCCCATATATCATTTTCGACAAAGTTCTCGTCTGGTAAGCTTAAGCTATTTGACCAAGCAAACACAGGCACTGCCTTGGTTGAGATGAACTTGTCTGATCTCGCAGGAGACACTCTTGAGGCTGAGATACAGGTTAATGTTGGTACAACGGCTGCAAACACAGGAGTAGTTGTAACTTTGCGAAGTATAACAGACAGTACATCTGTCACTCACACACAGACGGGTGTTCCCGCTGCGTTTTACACAGCTTTGTTAAATCAGGGAGTGAAGGCGTTTTACCAGTCTGGCTCTTTAACAGGTGGTAATGTTGACCCTCTGAGCATACATAATATTTTCTTTAGAAACCAAACAACGTTTGGCACATCTACAACGTTGGAGCTTAGGGCGAACGCTGAAGTGCAAGGAGACGATCAATGGACTCTAGAGGACTTAAAGTTTGAGGTTGAGCCCTTTTTGGAGAAACAACCTGAGTCTAATAAGTTTAATATCTCACAGAATGAAAGATACATTAAACTTGAAACACCAACTAACACAACAGACTTCTCCCCGATAGTTCAAGATTTTACTCGTGATAACGCTGACCCATCTTTATCGACCTTTTCAAAAGAGTGGTATGTGGAGTATGTGACTAACGGGGATAAATTTTTAGGTAAAGTGGTTCACGAGGGGACTACGTCAAACTACACCCTTGCTGACCCCGCCGACAACCTTATATATGTGGAGCCCGTTATTTCTGTGTTAAACATTGAAGACAATGCGGCTCAGCTCTTCTTGTTGGATAACGAAGAAACCTCGGCTTCTAATGACATAGCTGCTTTGAAGTTTGATGGCGTACTAGAAGACACAATTGTTCTCAGATCCGATACTACTGTATTTAACGGCGGTTTTGTTAATTCGTGGGTTCGCGTCGGAGATGACAGGCGCAACAATGATGTAGTCGTAGGACATACCAGAGATTTAACTCGTTGGGTAAAGATTAAAGAGCACTTAGGTACAGAAGACCACCCTGTTGAGTTTAATAGGGGTTTATATGACAACACACAATACTCTTCTGGAAGCGTCTATCGTGTATATGGTCCTCTTGCTCAGACCTCATACATGTTGGGTCCAAAGGTTGATGGTAACATAGACCAAGTAATGGGAATAATACAACCAACTGGAACCAGGACGTTCTCTTTCGTTAACAGGCTCCAGGAAGCTGCAGCTAAAAACGCACCTCTTATAACGGACGATACAACGATTGGAAATCTATCCACTCAAAAGCAATTTGACGTAGTATCCTGTTATAACAACACGGATGATTCTGTTCCAAAAGTTGAAGAGTATGATGCATCAGAAAACCCAACAGGCAACTTACTTATTCCCGAAGCTAGCAGTGCTGTGACGATAACGACTATAGCTAATGATGCTTTTTTAAATTCCACAGAAGATACATTTTCAACTTCTGATAATAATCGACACATTTTTGGAATTATGGAGTCAGGCAATGTCTACATGAAGGTTGTTCGCACTGTAAATAATCGTCAAGTAGTGGTTAAGCTTCTAACCGAAGTTCCGAGAGATAAAAGAACACTTTCTTTTGAAAATGCGGGAAACTTTGAAGCTGTTAAGCTTGGGGCGTGGTATAGCGAAAACTATCCAAGGACTGTAGCTAAATTTGAACAACGGAGGATTTTTGGTGGAACATACAACAATCCAAACTTTATGTATTTTAGTCGTGCAGACGATGAAGCTAGCTTCCAACCAACTCAGACTGATGGTGAGGTGCTGGACACAGACGCTATTACTTATGCACTATCTAATAGGAACGCAGGAGTTCGCTGGATAAATGCAGCTAAGGACTTGGTAATTGGAACTACTGGTGGGATATACAGAATTGTCCCAAACCAATACCAGTATGGTATTAGCCCCAAAACAATTCGCATGGAGCTTACAGAGGAAGAGCCTTGTGAGCAACAAGCAGAAACCGTTGCAAGTTCGGTTTTTTACCCAGACCAGTCAGGTACTCGCCTTATGGAGTACAAGTACGATCAGTCCTTAAATAACTCTTCATCTAATGACGTATCTAAGCTGGTATATCCTATATTTCTAACAGATGCTATGGTTCAAATTGCGTATCAGCATACACCACAGCCTAGAATTTGGGCAAGAACAGCCTCAGGGAAGATATACTGTTTATCCTATCACAGACAAGAAGAGTTTTACGCATGGTCTGAGCAAGACTTGGGGTCTGATGCAAAAGTTCTTGATATATCTATACTACACCGAGGAACAGGCTCAGAATTAGACCAAGTGTGGATTGTTGTTAAAAGAAGTGGGTCTATATACACAGAAGCCTTGGCAGAGACAGACCCAGTTCAGCTTTCTAGCTACCCCATGTTGGACAGCTACGTTGAGCTAGTTAAGCCGCAAACTGGAAATATATATCCAGATGTAAGCACCCGCTACAAAGTAGGTGACACAGTTGCTGTTATTGAGGATGGTGTATACACAGGGGAGCAGGTGGTTTTTGCTCAGCCTGTTGGCAATCACATTACCTTGCAATCCGCAACTGCTGAGCGAGTTGTTGTCGGTTTAAGATATACAGGTGAGTTGCAGATGATGTTCCCAACGTGGGATGGGCAGAATAGACCAGCCTATAGTGCAGAGACTGCTCGCATAGTCTCACTCAAAGCATTTTTTATTAACTCTTTTAGTTTCATGCTTGGGATAAAAGATAGGTTTAATAAAGTCACATTATCTTCAGGTTACGGAGCTGGTAATGGCTGTACAGGGTTTGACAAAGAAAGACCCGTTGCGGGCTCGACTTTTGGCGCAGATAATGTACCAACTATAAAGCATGAGGAGCCTTATCCTCTGACTATCGCATCAATTACAACTAAAACTGATTTGAATTAATATGGGAGCAGCAGCAGCATTAATGGCAGTAGGCTCAATGATATCCTTTGTGGGTGCGCGCCGTGAAGCTCAGGCTCAGGAGCAAGCTGCTGAGGCTGCTATAGCTATGGGTAAGTATAATGCCCAGATTGATGTTAATAACATGGTTGGGGAGCAGAACGATATTCGTTATGAAGAATCTGCTACTGCGCTTAAAAAAGCACAGACACTCAAAGCAAATGAATTTAAACGGGTAGACTTAGAAAAGACGACTCGCCGTGAATTAGCGTCATCTAAAGCATTTTCTCAAAATTATGGAGGCTCGGCTGTTGATTTGTTTAGGTCACAAGAACTTGAAAGCTACAACAACTTAGCCAAGTTTAGTTTTGAAAGCTCTCAATCGACCGCAGAGTTGTCTAGCGGAATTGCGGATACAAATCGCCAACTGGGCTACGCCTATCAACGTGGTATGGACGCAAGAAATCTAACACTGCGTAGTGCGCAGAACACCGCTACGCAATTTAAAAACCAAGCTAGCCAGACGAAGCTATCTAGTTACGCTAACCTTGCTTCTGGGCTTGGAAGCGCATACGCAGCTAAAACATAATGATTAAACCTACGCCAAGACAGCAGAAAGCAGAATTTTCAGCTTTTGATAATTCCTCTCAATTTAGGAGCGGCTTAAAAGATGTTGGTAATGCTTTGGCAGATATCGGAAGGAGCGTCGAAACTTTTCAAGCAAAAAGTAAAAAGAGAAAAGTTAAGGCTCAGACTATTCTTGCCGACAAAGCAGAAGTTAGTCGGCTAGACGAATTCAATAAAGCTTATGCTGGTTATAAGTCTGCACTAGCCTCTAGTGACAACGACGCAATTTCGGAAGCCTATGAGAAGGTAGAAGAGATTAAAAATCGTGATTTTACATCGTTTCTCCCTAAGGACTCAGGGGGTTCCCTAGAAGACTCAGAAGTCATAGCTGCTTACGACAACAATTTTAACAAATCAGTGTCTCAGAGAATGGCTGAAGCAGCTTTAGAACAGGCTGAAATGATTGTTTTAAATAATGCTTCTGATTCTGCTCAAGACCACGTATCTGGAGAGACTGAATTTGGTTTAGCTAATTTTGGGGTGGGGTCATCAATAGAGGATTTTAAGTCACATTACAACGCACCCTCTTTCTTAGATGGCTCTACTTCTGAAAAAACAGGAATAGATGGGGAGCCTTATGAGACTTTAACTGGCGTTGTTAAAACACCAACAATAAACACTATCGTAAGCGATATAGCGTTTACTGTGTCAGAAGCTGACAGAAAAGAAAAAGTTGAAGTTTTTAAAGACCTTGTTAAGCGGACTCCTCACTTAAATTGGGCTCCTAAAGAAATACAGAAAGTTCTAGACGCGGTTACGCAATCGGCTGAACAGAGAACCGCTGCTACGGACGGGTTGTTGCAAAGAGCTGAGGCTATTATTCCCAGAGCAGAGCTAGCATTAAGCTCTAGTATGCCAGACAGAAAACTAGTAAACCAATACTTTGTTGATTTAAACGATCACTATGAAAAGCTAAGCTTAGTTTTGCCTCCTGACAACGCGAAACTTGAGCGTATTCAGTCTACTAGGAATCTTGCAGGGCTTTATGTAGAGGGAAAAGATGCGGAGGGGAATCCTGGTAAAACTCTTGTTCAGATGATGAACGAGTACAGATTGGCAAACCCTGGTTTAAATACAAGTCAGGCAATCGAAGAGTTTCTCGTTGTTTTAGAAACTCCTAAAGCAACTCCCAAAAACCCAGACCCAGAAAAACAACTTTTATACCTAGACTCATCGTCTCTGTCTAAGCTTAAAAATTCTTTAGCTAATACTGAAACTGATGTACTAGAAGCTGCAAACTCAGGATCTGCTGACTACCTACAATACATAGTCCCAGGGTTTAGGGCTAAAATGATAGCAGCTAGCACAAATCCCGCAAAAAGATTGGAGTTGGAGGGAGAATACTTTAAATACAGGGCAGAGAATCCTAGCGTTTTTGGAAAGCCAGCACCGTCGCAGTTTTTTATACCTGTTGCAGATAAGTTCCCTGATACTTTAGATTCAACTACCTTGATGGAACGCTATAAAAGAGAGCTTGCACAAAACAGCTTGTCATCTTTAAACTATTACGCTAGCTCAAAGCTTACAAACGCTAACGTAACAGCAAACGAAGCAGCTTACTACTTTACTGTGTGGGCTGGTACAAACACTTTTATTCAGCAAGGGCTTTCTTCAGACCAGGCTCAAGTTGCTTTTGGAAATTCAGATATGTTCCAACTTCTTCAGAATGCTGAAAACGCTACTGCTGAAAATATTGATTTTGCTGAGGATATTATTCGTAACGATGATTCAGCTTTAGGTCGTGCATATAAAAGCATGATAACTGTAAATCCTGCTGTAGCGGAATCTTTAAGGTTAATGGTAGTTGGGCTTTCGCAGGGTAGCAATGCAGACAGCTACAGTGGAAAGCAAGACAAAATAGAAGAAGCAGAGAGAGGTCGTATTCTTAATAATATTGGGTATATAGATACAAGTAACAGTTCGGGGTCTGTTTTTGTACCCCCTTCTATAATGCAACAATTCTCAGATCCTGGGCAGGTCGGACTTAACTTGTTGGGTGGCGATGCCATTAGGAGCGCGTGGCAAAATAAAGTTCATCCAGAGCGTGTTAGCTTAGTTTATCAGGCAGCAGTTTATGCTGCAATTGCTGAAAAATACGGGGAGAACCTAGACCAAGCTTCTGAGCTTGAGAACATAGCTCAGATGTATAAGCCACAGCCTGCAGATGACGGAAGCCTTGATGTGTATGAATCTTATGCAGACTTTTTATCAAATGATGGGTATATGTCCGAAGACCTCTACTTTAGAGAAAAAACAATGCCGTTTATAAGGGCTTTTGCAAGAGGTGCTATGAATAATACAATGACAGTAGAGGGTGAGGAGAAGCCAAGAATGATGCTTAACCTGCCTACTAACGAATTACACAACGGGCAAGTAGAACAAAGAATTTATCTTACACCGCACACAATGTCTGGTGGCGTTACTAAAGTGGGCTTAGACAACGGCGAACTAGTCTACATAACACTCCCTGAGGTTGAAGCTTATGTGGCAGAGTATGTAAAAAGATATACTAGTCCGTTAGCTGTAACTTTTGGCTATGAAGAAGACCTTTCATATGGTCTGGGTCGCACTAACTCAATAATTCGATCTATGTCAAATATAGCGTATCAAAGTAAACCACGAGCGACAAGAAGCGATGAACGCGCTAGTCTGCAATTGGCTAGAGAGAACGCTAAAATTTATGAAAGAAATCAAGAAATTATAGACCAGGATTCTCAACCTGTTGAGCTTATTATTGGCGATCAGCAAGTAGACTAAATGATTATATCTCCTTCAACTACTAGTCAGTACCAGAAGGTACAGTCTTTAAATCAGGTTAGTCGCCTTGGTAGCCTTACGGACTACGGAGCGTTGAAGTCTATGGCGGGCAGTGCTAGTATGGGCTTCCAAACTAACATGATTAATATGCTGGGGTCAGCATTAAAAAGAAGGCTACTAGATAATGAAGACGATCCCAGGGTTTCTGAGGATTATTTTTATAATCAGAGCCCTGCTGCTAAGTTGGGATTGGAATACGACGCTAAAGAAAACCAAGCTTCACTGGATTACAGGATATACAAGGCTGCAAATTTAGCTCGTGCAGCTGAATACTCAACAGGTCGAGACAGAACTCTTAGAAATTTTGCTGCAGCGTTTGCTGGAACAATGGTAGACCCTTTAGTGTTTGCACCTATATCATTACCAACCAAAGCAGCTAAGCTTGGAAAGCTCCACGCACTTGCTGGTAACCGAGCTGCTGCTGCTTTTCATACAGCCAAGGGAACATTTAAAAATGTTTTAGCTGTTAACGCTGCCTATGAAGTTCCATACGCTATGGCAATGAATGATTTAAATGTGCAAAAATACACTTTTGACCATTTAGAGATGTCTATGGCTATGAACTTTGGATTTGCGGGGCTTTTCGGAGGAGTTCACGGGTATGTTGCTAGTCGCCAAGCATTGAAAAGCCAACATATCTTAAAGCAAGATGCAGAGTTTACTAAAACTTTTGAAACTGGTAGCTTTATAGAACAACTAAGAAACATTGAGGGGAGCGATAGCTTTATAGTTGGGCAGATGCTTGATAGATTTCCAGTGTTAAAAGACTGGGCTAATGGTCGAACAGACACGCCGCTAACAGCAGTAGAAGCTGACGCTGCAATTAAAATCATTATGCAGCAACGCACGCATCTAAGAATGCAAGCAGCAGCTGTTTTATCGGCTAAGAGATTAGCCTCTCGGGCTAGCAAAAAAAGCGTAAATAGATTACTAGCTTTGCACAAAAGACAAGTAGCACAGCTGAATGACTTGTTTATGTTTGGTAAGCTTCCAAAGGACATGAGTCCTGCTGAAAAATCAATTTTAAAAGAACTTTCTGATAAGGGCATTAGGATTGACGATGAAGCTCAAGTGCACCCCACTGAAGAGTCTATTGTACCTGATGTTGGGTATGTATCCGAAGCTGCTAAAATATACGGAGAAAGAATACAACAAAGGGTAAATGATGCTGATAAGACTGCTATACAAATTGCTAAATTAAAAAAGCAAATACGGGAGATAGATGAGGAACTCCAACGTGGCGGTGACCCTGACCTACTTCTTGAGCGAGATGCACTGATTAGGGACGCAGATGAACTTAATAAAAAATTTAGAAATGAAGTTGATCGTGTTACAGAGATAGTGGGTGCTAACTACTCAAGGATGTTGCTTGAAGCACAAGATGTAGTGGATCAGATTATATTTGGTCAGGAGGATGTTGTAATTGTAAAAAGAGATCCAGCTAGCTACGTTAGAATAAGAGAAGGAAAAGGAAAGTACCAAGGAAAACCTACTAAAACTTTAGGTGCTATACGTCATGCAGAAAGCCTTATAACGTATGTAAACGAACCATACTTTTTTATTACTCGCACTGCAAAAGAGCTAAAGAAAGCTGAAGCAAATGCGAAGAAAAAGAAAAAGATTTTACAGATTACAGATTTTAGGGTAAAGGAAGGTTTTACTACGACTGACTCCGCTGCATTCTTAAGCGTGTTTAGAACGCTCATGCATGAGTCTGTGCATCACATAGAGCAGATAGACCCCAAGTCGTATGAGCTGTTGCACAGCATAGCTAAAGACACTGCAACTCTGCCTGGTGCTCCTGGTTTAGAAAAATTAATAAGAGACACAGTTATAGAGGTTGGTTATAGCAAAGACAAATCTCGTAACGAGGTTGCTCCTAAGTTAATAGAATTTGCTATAGGTCAACCTTTTTTCTGGGACACGCTTAAACAACAAAACCCTGAGCTTTATTTTAAAATGTCTAAAATAATAGATTATCTTGCTGATAATCTAAATAAGACTGTAAATAAATACGATAGTGTTCCGTTAAATGTTAACATAAAGAACACCACAAATCCATTTGAATTAGCTACTAGGATAGCAACAACTCTTACAGAGATAAAAAACAAAGCATCGTTTAAGGCTAAATTAAAAGAAGCAATAAATAAGCGGGACGAACAGCAAGCAAACCTTGAGTCGACCCCTTCTCGTTTTGATGATGCTGAGTTTTCATCAGAGGCTTTTGAGGCTGGTGCTAAAGAGCAAGCAAAGTTTGCAGCTGATCCTATAGCATTTATAGATGACTCAGTAACTAAACTATTAGGCGGTGATGAAACAGTGTTGCCGTCTTTAATGGCACTTACAAAGCTACCCACTGCAAAGCTACCCCCTGCAATAAAAACTTTTGTTGATGAGATGGAAGAAAGGGGTCATGGTTGGATGACTCAAGATGTAGCACTGTCTATGGTGAGCAAGGTTCAAGCAGCTCGCAAAAGAAACAGACAAGTAGCTAAAATTGTATTAAAGAACAAAGATTTTGAATCTACTTTAAATGGTTTAATTAAGTTAACAGATGAAGGGTTACCCTTGGAAGTTGCTCAGCGGGTGGGCTACATACTGTTGAGCGAGCGTGGTGGCGACGCTGCACGAATTGGGCGGGTTAATAACTTCCTTGAAACTGAAGCTCATGCAGCACTCCTTAGGACTATGCACGATGAGGTTACATCTCAAAGCCTTCGGTCAACTGTTAATTCTCATAGATCAGCTAAAAAAAGAATTGATCAATTATCCACTATCATGGACGGCAGTCGTCGGGCTGGGGTTACTTTAGGGACTTCTTTAGGAACTCACAAAACTATTCAAAAACAGTTAGATCAAAACCCACTATTAGATTACATAGTTAAAAATGATTTATTAGAGATATTCTTAGGAGAGGACCCTACTAAGTATATGTCTTCGTATATTAACAAAGCAACAGGTAGTAAAGAGCTAGCAAAGTTGTACGGTTCAAATCTAAAAGAAGCATCTATGCTAATGCATAGAGACATAATGACTGCTATGTCTACTGGTAAGATACCAAAGAAGTGGCGGGGCGTAGAGGTTTGGGAAGGTCTTATTGACACTATTCAGAAAACCAATCGAAATCAATTAGGGCAAATGAACGCGCTGGGTATTACTATTCAAGACCGCAAGGGGTTTTCAGGAATTAGTATGACGTACGACAGAGCGTATGTTAAGAACATGGGCTATGAAGCATTTGAGGCTAAAATGCTTGATATGATAAATATGCCAGAGACTATTAAGGCACACGGAGGTCTTATGGCAGAACGCCCAAGTTCAACTAAGGCAGGTTTGACGGATGCAGGTAAGCACAAAAAGTTTAACCCAAAAACATTTCTTCGTGGTCTTTATAACGAAATCGTAGAGGGTCAGTTTATTCAGGACACAGATATAACAAACCCGTCTGTTCTTGGCGGTTATCGAAAAGCAGCTAAGGTGGTCTTTAAAGAGAGCAAGCGCATTGATGCCCTTATTGAGTTTGGTAATCGGAGAAATATAGGTCGTTTTATGCTAGAGCAAATAGCTAGCCGCTCTGAAAACATTGCCCTAGTAAAGCACGTTGGTCATGATGCTAATGGAATACTTCTTTCGCTAATACCACCACAAGCAACAGCACTGTCTAAATTAAAAACTAAGGCTACTGTAGATCAAGTAACAGGTCTGCTAGATACCCCTGTAGATGCTAACTTAGCTGCTAATTTTAAAGCCGTAAGACAGGTTCAGAACATTGCAATGCTTGGGGGTGCAGGTTTTTCTTCGTTGTCTGACATACCGCTAGTTTGGTCAACCCTTCAATACTTGGGTGTTGCTGATGATGGATTACCCGCATATTTTGCTAGATACCAACAAGCCATAGGTCGACAGTTTAAAGGTAACGACAAAGAAATGGCTAACTGGTTTAGACAGCAAGGCGCAGCTTTTGACCACGTCACTAGAACCTTAGCTCAGCGAGTTGTCACTGACGACTCAGGAGCAACTGGAAAGATTAACGCGGGTAATGAGTTCCTGTTTGAAGCTAACTTTCTTGGACCGCTGACTGCATCCCACCAACAATTGTTTGTAGACATGCTTACTATGGGGTTGGCTAAGCAGTTACGAGCTAAGGAGATGAACCCCCTGACTAGGGAACGTTTAAATGAATTTGGGATTACAGACAAAGAAATTGTTCAAATAGCAAAATATGTAGAAAAAACTCCTGACGGGGTATATCGAATCGGACCCTACAACGTTACAAACCCTAAGCTACAGAGCAAACTTAGTGGATTTATGAACCAGTATATGCGCGAAGGTGTGATTGAGCCAGATGTGGGGGCACAGGCACTTTCTAGGTTAGGGTTACAAGCGGGCACAGGCGGTGGCGAAACAGCTCGTCTAGCACTGCAATACTCTAGTTTTATGATTGCTATGGGCAGGGTTGTTTACCGCAGATTCTTAAATGGGTACACTGGAGATAATAAAACTGCAGGTTATAGAAATGCTCATATGTTTGCCTACTTTGGAATGGCACTAGCAGCTGCATATTTGTCTACAGTTCTTAAAGATATGTCTAGGTTTAAGACACCGATGAACCCGCTAGATATGACAGAACAGGAGTGGATGCGGGTAATTAGACAGTCTGGGTTGTTGGCTTACTACGAACCCTTCTTTAATGCCGCACAATTCGGCACAGACGCTGCTTTTGGACCCGCAGTGGGTACAGCTACCGATGTTGCTTCTTTGGACTTTGGAGACGCTATAAAGCCGTATACAGGGCAAAACCTCCCAGTCATCGGTCCTATTGTAAAACAGACAGCCCACATAGCTAACGAAATTATTATTAACTTTCTTGGAGAAGAAACAGAGCGATCTGCGTCAGCTCCTATTGACAACGACTGAACATACATATAAGTAAATACATACTATGCCTAACACATCTCAAACTACATCTCAAACTACTAGGGAGAACTCTTCTACTAGCCAGACTACTAGTCAAACTACAGCAGAATACCCAACTACATAAGCATGAGCACTACACCTAAAAATATTGGGGTTGTTGGCTCAATGTCTAACCTTTCGGTGGGCGCAACTACAGTTGTAGACGCTCCAAGCATTGATAGAAAAACAAACTTATGTTTTGTAGATATACAA